CTGCATGATTTTCATGTGTGTGTTGTTTACATTTTATATGTGTATCAACGTCGCATCTGCTTTCAATGTTCATGTTACGAAAATGGGTGCATTTGTGTCCCAAAGTATTAATGATTCGAGGCGAAGATTGCATGCTAATGCTGATGATTATGTATGGTGGTATAAACTTAACAATGTTCTGACTTTAGGTTCAGGTGCGTTAGGTTTATTTGCAAGAATGTTTGGTTGTGCCTTTAGTAGTAGTGATGTTCAATTTCATGCTCAAGGTTATACTCATAAAGGTCGCTGGTATGATGATGATAAAGTAGAGAAGAATAAAAGAAAATCTAATGGTTGGATTTATGGACTACTTTGTCTTTGTGGTATTGGTTATTGGGCTGTCTCTGGTCGCGTTCCAACTCAAGTTAAAGACGGTATTTTCGCCTTTAGCAAATTTAATGATGCTTGGAAGTTTATGTCGAACTGCGCTGCTGGAGCTGCTAATTATTTCAATGTAGGTCATATTCCTGGATGTGAGTGTGTTGTTTGTGAAACTTTAGAAGAGACTGTTGGCCCATATAATGCTGACACTAAAACTCCTTTTGATCCAAAAGATAAAGTGAATACAAATGATGTAGATTACGTTGAAAGTATTCTTCATAATGGCAAGCGTATTACTAAAACTGTAGTTATTGACGATGATGATGATTCTATTCGTGTACGTACTGGTAAACCGTATGTGCGCATTCCTATTCATGGAGTCGATAATGATTGTGAAGCTTGTGAAAAACGCCATGTTGCTGCTTCTGATGTCTCACGATGTTTTGCTCTTAGAGCTGAGAAGCGTAGAAAATTGGTACAGGAATATATTAGAGCTGGAGAAGCTGAAGATAAAGTAGCACCTGTTAATTATACAGTTACTATGAATCCTGATGAATTTGAGAATATACCTATTTATTATCCATTTTCAATGATTAAAATTACAGAATCTGCTCGTTTAGCTATATATCATAGACTTAAAAAGTCTGCTGCTCGTCGGAACATTTCGTTCGCGGCAGCACT